ACGTTCTAAAGGGCTGTAGAGCAGAAAAAAACGTCCCCCACCCAGTGATATCGTTAGAAAGGTCATCAAAGTGATATCACGAGGTGTTATTTAGCCCTAATACACTACCTGTATCACGTGTCAAGCACCAATTTCTAGCGCCCCTTAGCACTATTGTTGGCGTTTGACGCGTGATACTGAATCTCATGGTGGTACTCCTTACTTTACTTTGCGGTCCTGGGTTGGGGGTAGGACGAGGGCCGAAGCCCCCGTGCTCGCTATGCTGCCTTCTTCGGGAATGCTGGGCGTACTACCACACTCTTGCCAGTGGCCATGGCTTCGGCTTTAGCGGCGACAAGTACGGGATCGCTGATAGTCCATGCTGCCTTGGGACGTGAGGTCCTGACACGTGGCTGGGCCTTGGGGCGTGGCGCTGCTGGTTTGGTGCTGTTCACTACATCCATGTAGGCCAGACGTAACACTCCCTTGCACTTCTCACCACGGGCGGTATTACCAGCCTCGACGATGTGCTCCAGTGTCAGAGCGTAGTCGTTGTTGCCGGCACTGAGGTACGCGATACGCAAGAGTACGAGGACACTCTCATCTTCGGTGAGTGATGCTGCGGTCTTGATCAATGCTTGTACGTGGTTCATGGTAAATCTCCTATGTCAGACAGAATGCCTAACTTCATAACCACCGACATGGGCCGGATGCCGACGGAGGAGGCGTAGGCCCACGTCACCTGATACGTGGCGGGGGTCCCTGGGCTTGGTACGGTTTTTACGGCGAGGGGAAACGGAAAGGGGGGCGGGAGTCCTGTGTTCTGGGGCGACAGTAGAACCTAACGAGCCGCAAAGTCAGCTATATTTTTATTTTAAAAAAAAAAAAAATCTGCCACACAACACGTAACACACAACACCTACCCTGTCTTTCACACCCCTGTGAAAATCGACAAACGCCACACAACTCGACAAACGCCACCTGTCAGGTACACTTGACATCGCCACTAATGGCATGACTGAAAAATAGAGAGAAACCCATGGATGATGAAGCACAGATTGAGAAGGAAATAAACGACAAGGGTCTGAACGCACCTCGTCTAACCCCAGAACTGGTCGATGCCGCAGTGGTATCCGAGCAGTATTACGTGTTCCCAAACACCACGTTCACCACCTGCCTACTTACCCTGCGCAACGGCTACTCTGTGCTGGGCGAATCGGCAGCTGCCTCGCCAGAGAACTTCAACGTCGATATTGGGCGTAAAATTGCGCGGGGCAACGCCAGGAACAAGATTTGGGCACTCGAAGGTTACCTACTGCGTGAAAAGCTCCACTTAGCAACGTAGGCGCAACACGTACAGGTCGGTTCATAACGCCGACCTGTACGACCCCAACAACACATATCACCTAACACTTGACATTTCCCCCTGCCATACATTACTGATACACTCCAACGGCTGACCTACCCTGCGCCATATTTCGTTTTCTGGAGTGCATTTTTATGCCTACCGTACAGACAAGCATGGTTGTAGCCAACCAAGCCACAAAATCTCTTTACATCGACGCACGATTCGTCACATTCAACATCACCAAGGCCCAAGCAGAAGCAGCGACCATCGTTCAGATGATCCCCGTGTATGCCGGCGAAACAGTCCTGTCCGTGGAGCTAGTCGCATCCGACATTTCCACTGGCACTGACATCCTCCTGGATGTGGGTGACGCGGGTGATGACGATCGCTATATCGTCGCTTCCACGATCGGCCAAGCTGGCGGATCTGCGAAGCACACTGTTGGTGTTCCTTACACTTACACCGCCAATGACACAATTGACGTAACGGTTTCCACGGTCGCATCAACCGGTGCAGCTGGCACGTTGACCTTGCTCATAACGGTCATCTAAAGGTTTTCGGTGCTTGTTGCGGGTATCGAGGGGGGAGCAATCCCCCCAACTTATTCGCAGTAGGCACCGAGTTTTTAACATGATGCTAGGTGACGCAATGGAATACCCACTCCTAATATTACTACCCCTTATGCTGCTCGTTAGCTGCGAGTCTGCCCCGCGACCCTTTGTCGAGGGCGCTGAAACACCTCCTCCCATGGGCTGTATTGAGGGCAGGGAGCGCGGCGTTGACTGCTGAGATTCGAAAGGGCGACCTACAAGCCATACGCGACTTCGTGGCATGGCGCTTTAGCTACACCTCGGACCAGGAGGCGCGTGGCGTACCCGAACATTGGGTTGACGTGGACGAGCTGGCCGGACTGAGTGAATTTTCGACCCTCACCTACGGCAAGTTCCGTGACGACTGCGATGGTTTCGCGCTCGCCTGCCGGTATCAGCTCCGCAAAGTTGACATCCCAAACCGCCTGATATTCTGCCACGTGCCAGTTGAGGGGTATCACCTAGTGCTATCCGTTGGCGGGTACATCCTCGACAACCGGAGCAAATGGGTGATACCGCGCGACGACGTCGATTACGCATGGGTGAGCATGAGCGGGTACACAAAAGGTGACCCGTGGCACCTAATAGAAGAGGACTGATCTATGCCAGAACTTAAGATAACCCCCGCACTCATCAAAATGACCGCTGGCGCTATCGCCACCGTGTTCATGGTGTTCCTGTTCATGGACTCGCGCCACTCTCACCCAGACGATCTCGAATGTTCCAGCGCCGACACCAACCAGCGGATACTCATGTCGGACTCGACCCGCTACGCGGAGATAAACAAATATTACACGGACAAACTGAAAGGGGGCGAGACGCTGTCGAAAGCTGAGACAAGCCGATTGGAACTTGTCCAACGGCAGCAACAACGCATTAACGAGATCCTAGTGGGGAAAGAGTAATGCCAGCAGCGGGGTGGGAGGACTAATGGATATATTAGGTGTAGGTAGTTTGGTAGCAGGTGTCGTCAACGGGTTCGGAGAGCGCCGCGCCAGGAAAAACGAGCTGATCAAAACGATCGAGCTGAAACAGATCGAGGCGGCTAGCAAGATTGACACTGATATTGCAGCACAGGCCATGGGCCAGCTGGAAATTAACCGCCAAGAAGCCGCGCATCGGTCGATTTTTGTCGCTGGCTGGCGTCCGTTTGTCGGCTGGACATGCGGGTTCTCGCTGCTGTATAACGTCATTTTTTCCCCTATCGCCGTCGGTTTGGGCTACGACATGCCAGACGTAGACCCCTCACTGCTGTACCCCGTATTATTGGGCATGCTCGGCATATCAGGGTCACGTACCTACGAGAAAACGCTAGGGGTCACTAACAGATGACGTATGACGGCTCCGCAACGACCTCGCCTGACAAGCCGATAACGCTCGACGACCTTAAGCGCATGCGAGAGGTTATCGACGGTGAGGTTTCACGTGAAACACTGTCGTCTTTCCTCGATCGCCCGTGGATCTACCACCGCCACCTTAAGGCGGGTACGATCATCGAAGGCATAGACCCAACGACCGGTATGAAGGTCTATTACACAGGACTGCTTGTATGAGCGACACCCTTGCCGCGTTACAGACGCTAGTATCCAGCGCAGCCCCTTTTGTGCGGGCGCGGTTATCGCTTGACCAGCAACAGGTGCTGGTTTACATATTAGGTGGCCTCACCGCTGACGAGGCCATACACCTTGCCGACAGCGAGGAGACATCGGACTCGTTGCAGGCGAATGAAACATTCTGCAAGTACCTGACCCATATCCGTGCCGAGCAGCAGCGGGTCACCAGTTTTACGCGCGAAGACGCGCACCTCATGCTGATGGAGACTCACCGGAAGTCGATAAACGCGACCGAGGAGCTGGGCACCATAAAAGAGCTAATAAGCCTACATGGCGTGGCCGTGCCAAAAACTCAGGTCAATATAAACCAGAATCTAAACGCAACTGTCAGCAAATCGGATATGCGCCGTCTACCGGATGGCAAACTGTTCGAGATGCTTGGCACTGACGTTGACGATCTGGAACCGCAACTGATCGACTACGACGAAGAGGTTTAACCGCAATGGGATTACACAGACAGGAAGTGAAATCGTTTCAGGTGCAGTACGTTTGCGACGCCTGTGAAGAGGGGTACATGGAGCCGAAAGGGCCGATGCTAATGTCGCACCCACCGTTGCATCCACACCGCTGTCGCAACTGCGACGTGTCGCAGAACCTGAAACATGTGTACCCCATCATAGAGATGGAGGTGGCAGGGTGATGATCGCAGAATTAGTTTATGAAATGTGTCGTATCGAAGCAGAAGTATCTCATAGGCCGATAGTGCCTGAGCTTTACTACCAGCGGGATATTGCGTTTAGGGAGCAGTTTGAAAAAACAATAGAACGTATTTGTGCAGAAGACGCGCCACCCACAACGCCAGAAGCGGAGCACGACAGCTGGTGGCAAGCCTACATTGACATGGGATGGGTGTATGGCCCAGAGCGCGACCCTGTCAAAAAAGTTCACCCTGACATGGTGCCGTTTAGCAAACTGTCAAAAGCGGAAAGGGACAAGGACGAGATTTTTCTCGCGGCCTGCGACTTCGCCAAAGTTGTTAGGGCCTTAGCCGAGGAGGAGATCGTATGATCACCCAACTGAAGTTTATCACCCAAGAGTTTGACTTGATGATGCGTGACGAGGACCGCAAGATGGGCTTCGGTCTGATGATGCGTGACCAGCATGGTGCCGAGATCAACAAGGCGTTCCGCGTTTCGATGCACAACCCCGATATGACCTTGGTCGCTGAGTCACTGCGAGCGTTGGCTGACTGGGCCGAGAGACAATAATGAGTGACCTGAACTGCACCAGATGCGAAGACCTGTACCCAGCGCCGTTGTTAAACGACGGCATCTGCGTTACTTGTCAGGTGCAGTTGGACAATGCCACGTTCCTGGCGCAGTACAAAGCCAGCGACCGAGAAACAAAACTCGTGCGCAACGAGTCGGAAGAGGAGATCGCGGATCGCAAGCGACGCCATGCGGATCGCCGCGAGAAGCTGAACAATCAAGCGACGCGCGACAAAAAACGGGTGCCCCGTACTTCGCGCAAGGCCCGTTACCTCGACAAGCTAGAAGCCGAGCAGCACCCAGAAGACGAGAAAGCCGATGCGGTAAAAGCCGAGGTCGCTGGTCGCGAGATGTCGCGCCGGTTCCTACTCCCTTTTATACAACGGTTTAACCCAGAGTATCGCGCCGGCTGGTTCCACAAGGACCTGACCCGTCGCCTTGAGAAATTCTCACAGGACGTCGCCGATGGCCTGTCGCCACGGCTTATGATCGAGGTGCCACCGCGCCATGGTAAATCCGTTACCACAACGGTTAATTTCCCACCATGGCACTTAGGGCACCACCCGAACCACGAATTTATCATCTGCTCGTATGCGTCGCAGTTGGCCATGACGTTCTCACGCGGCGTGCGTGAGATTATCCGCGACGAGGCATACCAGTCACTGTTCCCGAGAACTGAACTAAAAGCGGATACGACCAGCGCCGAGCACTGGCGCACAACGAAAGGTGGCGGGTTACTCGCGGCAGGTGTCGGTGGACCCATGACGGGTAACGGTGCCCACATACTGGTGATCGATGACCCCGTAAAAAACGCGCAGGAAGCAGAGTCAGAAACCATTCGCGAGGGCCACGAACAGTGGTATAACAGCACTGCATACACACGACTAGCACCAGGAGGCGGTGTCCTGTTTATCATGACTCGTTGGCACCATGATGATTTAGCGGGGCGCTTGTTAAAGAAGATGGCCGAAGGAGGTGACCAGTGGGAGGTGGTGAGCTACCCAGCCGTTGCGATGGAGGACGAACCCTACCGGCGCAAAGGTGAAGCACTTCACCCAGAGCGATATGACGAGATCGCTCTGAATAGAATTCAAAAAGCTGTTGGCGAGAGGACTTGGTGGTCCCTGTACCAGCAGCAACCGACCCCCGATGAGGGATCGTATTTCATGCGCGACATGTTGCGGATGTACAAACAGGGTGCCGCCGCAGGGCCAGAGCACCCGCCACTTAGCGAGTTGCGTATTTACACGGCGTGGGACTTTGCCATTGGCCAGAAAGAACGCAACGACTACACGGTTGGCATTGTCGCCGGACTGGATCACTTGGATCGGATGTTCATCATCGATATGGTACGTGACCGTCTCGATGCCAATGGCATTGTCGAGCAGATCATAGCGGTACAAAAGAAATACAAGCCGCTGCTACAGGGCTTTGAGCATGGCCAGATTGAAATGTCGATCGGCCCGTTCTTGCGTAAGCGCCAATACGAAGAGAAAATCTACATTAACGAGGAGATCCTGAAGACAGGTCGGCGCGATAAAGAAGCGCGTGCGCGCCCCATACAGGGCCGAATGAAGCAAGGTATGGTATTCTTCCCCGAAGACATGTGGTTTTCGGAGCCGTTCGTGAACGAACTACTAACGTTCCCGATGGGTAAACACGACGATATGGTAGATTCTTTGGCATGGCTAGGTCAGATGTTCGACGACATGGTTCGGTACAAATATCCCGCAGCGAGTCGTAAAGAAACAGGTTGGCGAGATAAGCTCGCGCAATCAGGGCGCTTATCGCGCCGATCCAACAGATCATCAATGAGCGCATAGCAATGGCCAGAGTATCCAAGCGAACAGTCGACAAGGTAGTGGCAGACGCCAATTTTGATGCGTTCAGGCGCTACCGCGATGTCGGCAAACACAAAGAATACGTTGCGAACGCGAAAAAGTGCAACGACTACTACGTCGGCAAACAGTGGGACGAAGCAGACAAAAACAAGCTAGAGGCAGCTGGCCGACCGGCACTGACCATTAACCTCACCATGGACAAAGTGAACACGGTCGCTGGCGAGCAGATCGCGAAGCGCGTCGATGTCACTTTCCTGCCGACAGGTGGCGCGGCCACTGAACAGGTGGCGCAGGACTTGAATCTAGTCTTCGAGAAGATTCTGGAAGAGAACCAATACGAGTGGCGCGAGTCACAGATGTTTCAAGACGGGCTGATCGAGGAGCGAGGCTACCTTGACCTGCGCCTGGATTTTAGCGAGCACGCCGCCGGTGAGGCGCGGTTCACCGCCAAAGACAATCGCGATATTCTGATAGACCCCGACGCAAAAGAGTACGACCCTGATTCATGGTCGGGTTTTATCGAGACCCGACTCTACAGTCTGCAAGATATTGAGGATGAGTTCGGTCGCGCTAAACGCCGCGAGATAGAAAAAATCGTTGGGGCCGGCCAGTATTATGCTGACGACTCTGTTGTGTGGCAGACCGATACAACGTATGGCGGTGACCAGCAGGCTCGGGGAACAGCGTGGAATACATCAGGCAGCGATGCGGAGTCGCGCCGTGTTAAGTACGTCCGTGTTCTTTCTCGGCAGTATTACAAGATGCAAATGGCGTGGCACTTTGTCGACCCTAAACTAGGTGACGCGAAGATGGTGCCTGCTGACTGGAGTGACGCGAAGCGTTCTGAGTTTGCCGCGGCTAACGGTTTACTTGCTACGCAGAAACTCGCCAAGCGCATCCGTTGGACGGTATCAGCTGACGGCATCCTGCTACATGACGATTGGAGTCCATACCGGCACTTTACCATCATTCCGTATTTCTGTTATTTCCGTCGCGGCAAGCCGATTGGCATGGTAACGAACCTGCTGTCGCCGCAGGACAACTTGAACAAGCTGGAGTCACAAACGCTGTCCGTGGTAAACAGCACGGCCAATAGCGGGTGGATTATCGAAGAAGATTCACTCGTCGACCTGACACCCGAAGAGCTTGAAGAACGCGGGGCCTCGACGGGTCTCGTTGTCACCTATCGCAAGAACTCGACACCGCCAGCTAAGATCGACGCCAACTCAATCCCGAGTGGTTTGGATCGGATGAAACAGGGCGCGGCCCAGGCACTGAACGCTATATCAGGTGTCGATGACGTGCTTAACGGCACAGCGTCAGGCGAGTTCTCCGGTGTGGCACTCGACCATCAAGAAGGGCGCGGCCTACGAAAGTTGGCGATCCCACTCGATAATTTACGGCAGTCACGTTACATCATGGCCCGTAACTTATTGCACGTGATTAAAGATCACTACCGCGAGGAGCGCGTATTCCATGCGACCAAACGCGAGAGTGCCGGCGGCAACACAGAAGAGGTTGTACTTAATCGGCGTGATGCGGCTGGCCGTATCATCAACGATATTGCGTTAGGTGACTACTCCATCGTGATCGGCACGCGGCCTGCACGAGATACCTTCGAGGAGCGCCAGTTCACTGAAGTGCTGGAGCTGCGCAGTGTTGGTGTAGCGATACCGGATCACTGGGTTGTCCGTTACTCATCGCTTGAGAATAAGCGCGAGCTTGAGAAACTGATTGCAGATGCTACGGGTTACGGTGAGATGTCACCGGAAGATCAGGAAGCAGCACGAGTCAACGCAGAAATAGAGATGATGCGTGTTGAGGCTGAGCTGAAAGAGATCGAAGCGAAGATCCGCGATCTGAATGCTAAGGCACTGCTGAACGAAGCGAAAGCTGATGACCTCAGAGCAGGCGAGGGCAGTCAGGATATGCTCAAGCAGCGTCAAGAGCTGGAAGCGCAGTACGCAACCAAAACGAAAGAACTCGATTTACGGCGCGAGTTACAAGCAGCGCAGGGTCAGCAGCAAGACGCTGACCGAAACCAGAAGAGTGGCATTGCATTATTGAATGCCGGACTAGAGCAAGAAAAAACCCGCACGGCTAACCAAGGAGCAACATCGTGAGTGAAATGAGCTTTTCACAAGAAGCAGAGGAATTGAGTGGGGATCGAGGTGACTTCATCGATATCGAAGACGCCCCGCAACCAGAAGGGGTTAACATCGTTGTCCCTGACCGCGAGGAAATCGAGGGAGAATTCGAAGAGGTTGCAGAGGTCGAAGAGGTTGCAGAGGTCGAAGAGGTTGTAGAAATCGCCCCTGAAGCTATCGTAGAGGAACTCGCACCGGTTGAGGAACCTATTGCTGATTCGACAACGGGAATTATGATTCCGAAGTCGCGGCTTGATGATGTACTGGCTAAGAACCGGCAGCTACAGAACCAACTCGACCAACGTGCTCCAGCAGCAGATCCTGCTAATCCTACTGCGCCCCCACTGGCGATGGATATCGACGACTCGTATGCCGCAGTACAGCAAGCCATCCTCAATGATGACGGCGAGAGCGGTAAGCAGGCGATGGTGAACTTATTGAACGCATCGAACGCGAGTCTGCGCCAAGAGATGACCGGCACGATTGAGTCGTCCCAGAAGCAGGTGCTCGAGTCGATGCAGTACGAGGCGACTTACACCGGCTTCAAAACGCAGTACGATGTACTCGATGAGAATAGCCCTAACTTCAGCGCTGATGTTGAGGATCAGATCCGCGAGGTGCGGGATGGCTACATCCTACAAGACTACACGCCACGTGATGCTTTAACGAAAGCGGTGGGCTTGGTCATGAAGCCATTGCTGATGGGCAGCGCGGTTACACCGGCAGTTACACCGGCAGCAGTCACACGTAAAACGGGCAACGACATCTCGCATGTTGACGTGGCCGCAAAGGTAGCGACGGCTGCATCTCAGCCAGGAGAGCTGAACGGTGTAACTAATGGCGCTACTGAGTACCAAGAACTGGACATGGACACCATGTCACAGAAGGATTTTGACGCTTTACCGATGTCCATTCAGCGGCGACTGCGCGGCGACGAATTATAATTTTTGGGGGGTTCCAACATGGCTAATGCGATAACGGATTGGTTAACTGATGTTATTATGGACCGCGACTGGTGAGGTATCCCTATGCCTGATCGCCGGTAGTAGTTGATCCTGTAATGTGCTGGTGCTATATTCGATAGTACGTCCTTCCACACGAGAGTGGAACGTAGCCACAGCACGTTACAGTTGTGAACTCGGTAGCCCCCACGATACGGTGGCAGAGGTCGGCTCTCTCTAAAAGGTGTGATTTTTCGTAGGCTACGACACAGCCAAATTAGGACGTTAGATCGTCCACGGATTCTTACACTCATTTTTATTAGGAGAGCCAAAATGGCTTTAACAAACTTTGGTAATTTAACGACTGAGCAGAAGGCGGTATGGTCACGTCAGCTTTGGTCACAGGTTCGTAACTACTCATTCCTTGAGAAGTTCATGGGCACAGACACTAACTCAGTGATTCAGCGAATCACAGAACTCACCCCAACTGAACGTGGCGACCGAGCCATTATCACGCTGGTTGCTGATATCACCGGAGACGGTGTTGTGGGCGACAAGACTTTGGAAGGTAACGAAGCGCCAATCAACGCTTATGATGCCACGATCAAAGTCGACCAGATGCGTAATGCTTCTCGGCACGAAGGCCGAATGGCTCACCAGAAGAGCGTTGTTACCTTCCGCGACCAAGCGAAAGACAAGATCGCCTACTGGCTTGCCGATCGACGTGATCAGCTGGCTTTCCTGACACTGTCAGGTGTGGCTTACACCAAGACCAATAGAGGCGGAACACGCGCTGTATTGGGCGGCGGCGTTGCTGGTCTGAACTTCTCGGAACTCGAATACGCTGCCGATGTAGTTGCTCCGTCTGCTGGACGGCACTTCTACTGGGACGGCACAGGTGGTGGATTGCTGGCAGGTAATACTGCAGCAGTAGCAGCCGGTGACACCATCAGCTACGCGACTATCGTTCACTTGAAACAGATAGCGAAAGACACGGGGCTTCGCGGCGTGAAGCAAAAAGAAGGGATGGAAGAGCAGTTCCACCTGTTCATGACGCCGACCGATATGCGTAACCTTGAGTTGGACGCTGACTTCCTGGCCAACCAGCGTAATGCTGGCGCACGTGGCGAGAGCAACCGACTGTTCAAAGGCGGTTCTTCCGTCCATGTCAACGGCGTGTGGTGCCATGAGTATCGTCACGTTTACAACACTGTCGACGGTACGTCAGGAACTGACATGTGGGGCGCAGGCGCTAACTTGGCCGGTTCACGGATGCTGTTCTGCGGTGCTCAAGCAATGGGTATTGCCGATATCACCATGCCAAACTGGGAAGAAGAAGGTTTCGACTACCAGAACCAGCAAGGTGTTGCAGTTGACATGATTACCGGTATGCTGAAACCACAGTTCAAGACACCATACATCGGTGGCGGCGCTGTGATTCAGGATCACGGCGTGATCTGTTGCGACGTTACGCACGCGTAATAACACTCCCCCCTGTTCGCAGGGGGGATTCTTTACATCTCGGAGATAACCAATGAGCGACCAACCCGCAGTCACAGTACACAAACCCATTTTTATCAAAGCCGCTAACGGACCAATCCATGCGGCGAACACGCTCGGACATACCGTTCGCATTGCGCGAGACCAAGTTGCGCTAGTGCGCGGCGATCTGGCAACGGCTTGTTTTGAAGCGGGTGGTATACCTGTTTCGGACCCTGCCTCTGACACACCAGACGCAGTAGTAGAATCAACACACGGCCCGTCTACAGAGACGATCCACACCGCTGTAAAAGCAGCATGCGTTGCTATTATGAGCGACGGCAATCCAGAACTCTTCACTGTTGCCGGCCAACCGAAGGTGAGCGTGGTCGAGGAGATGTGCGAAGACATTGACCCCTCGTTTATCCACCGAGCTTTGATCGGCGATGTTTGGGATGAACTCAATAACAATATGTGAGTAGTATGATATGGGAACACTTTACGGATCATCAGTTGTAGATGAAGCACGGTATCTTCTTCAGGATCTGACAGTTGGCGGTACTCGCTGGCTCGACGCTGAGATGGTATTGTGGTTTAACGCAGCGCAGCGTGAGGTGGTTACCTATAAGCCTGACGCCGTAGTGACAACAGAATCAGTCACCTTGGCAGTTAGCTCCACCAAGCAGGATCTCTATAGCATTGGCACGCGAGCACTACACCTCATTTCGATCAGTCGGAACATGGGCGCTGACGGGACGACGCCAGGAAAAGCGGTTCGGCTTGTCGACATGGAGGTGATGAATGCTCAGAACCCCAACTGGCACACGGACACTGCAGCTACCGCTGTCAAACACTACATGTTCGATAAAAAGAACCCGACGATCTTCTATGTCTACCCAGCACCCCATGCTTCGACCGTCGTACAGGTAGAGGCGACTTATGCTGCTACGCCAGTTAACCTTACTGCGGGTAATATCGCAACGGCTGAGACTGTTGCGATCAACGTGCCGGACATCTACTACAATGCGCTGGTCAACTACGTGGTGTTTCGGGCACTGTCGAAGGATACGACATACACGAAAAACGGCGTTGATGCCCAGTTGTATTACCAACAGTTCCTGACTAGCGTCGGTGCAGTTGATGTTTCTCAAATACGGGTAGACCCGAATCTAATGGTCGGTAACCCGAACGCTAACATCGCAGCAGCAAGGGATGATCAGAATGGCAGAGTACGTTGATCTGGTAGAGCGCGTCGCGGCTGATGTTCCTGGCGCGATGGATAACCTCATACTACGTGAAATTGCACGCGGTGTGGCCGACTTCTTTCGGCGCACTGAAGCGTGGCGCGTGGATATAACAGGCGCTACCTACACGACCGACAATATGGTGTTCACATCCGGTGTCCCCGAGGACACCCGCGTGATGGGCATCATCGAGCTGCGGCACGACGATGTGCCGCTAAGACCAAAAACGATGGCTGCTATGCAAGCAGATTACATCAACACCTCAACAGGGACCCCGAAGGTTTATTCGCTACCTGAAGACGATGTCTGTACTGTCACTCCATACGGTGCCAGTACAGACACGGGGTTTCGCGGTCGCGCCATCGTTTATCCCACCTTATCCAATACGGAATTCCCAGATCTCCTGTATGATCGATATGAAGAAACGATCTGCATGGGAGTCATCTCACGATTACTTCTCCAACCACAAAAGACATGGACGAACCGCCAGCTTGGCGGCGACTACCTACAACTCTATGAGGGCCAGCTAGATGAGCACAGGCTTGGCATACAGCGACGAAACCGATCAGCCAAAGTCACTAGACGGCACAGCTCCTATGGTGGACTCCTCTAACGCACAACTTGTAATGGTGCTGGAGGACGAGGTCTCCATGGCTTTCCCGATGATCGTTGACGGTCTACGTGAAGTCATCCGGCGCGATGCGTCCCCTGATTGGAACGAGTACGATGTCTACCATGAGTTGAAACTCAAGTCTGCGCAACTATTCATTGGCTATGCAGACGGCGAGTACCAAGGTTTCATGGTGATGACCGAGGGGCATGATCAGATGTTCATCTGGATCATCTACACAACGCCAAACAAACTCGACATGTTCGACGACCACATGGAGACCGTGTGTAATTACGCACGTGGTGAAGACAAGAAATACCTAAAGTTCGGTACGACACGCAAAGGGTGGCTAAAGGTCGCACCGAAATACGGATTTGAATTAGACGAATACAGATTCAGGAGAACACTCTAATGAGCAAGCCAAAAAAAGTAAAAGAGTCGGCGTCAGAGCGAGCGTCGAAAGAGGTGTCGTTACGCCAGGCTAGGACAGGTGACCGTATCCAGAGTAAAACAACGGCTGCTTCTTTTAACTTAGCGAATATGGATGTCACACAACGACTGAAATCGAAAGCGAACGCTGACGTGAACCAGTCATTGGCCTATGAGAGCATCAAGGTTGACCCGTCTGGGGGTGCAGCAGTGAACTTCATGGGTGACACTGAGTCGACGCGATCTAATGCGAATCTCGAACAACAAGCAGTGGCAGAGCAATCGGCTGACATGGCTTCGCACCAGTTGAAGTCGAATGCTATTGCTTCGGTAGCCGGTACGACTACGTCGAGCAACGCGAAATTGTCTAACTTAGCCAGCATTGAAACGAACGCCGCGATTGGCAAGCAGACACTGAAAACGCAGAAGAACAAGTTCCTGTTTGACCTTGCGGGTGACGCGATCATCATCGGGCGTAGCGAGCAGCTCGAACGCAAAGCCGAAAAAGACGCTATGAAAAAAGCGAAAAATATGTCAGATGCGGCGAAGCTACGGAGGTTTAATAACAGATGAGCGAGAACGTATTGACAGGGCAAAGTAATCCACGGGTAACGCGTAACCTAGTAACACCAGAGGAAACGCCGACTGAGGCTCCCACTAGGCCTGTAGCTATCCAGCGAGCAGCCGTGCAAGCCTACCTAGATGGTATCAATAACAACACGGCGACGACTGCCGCAGGTGCCCCCGACCAACGCACTATCAGCAGTAATCCAGACCAAGGGTTGGCTGACGTTGCCTACAATGCAGAGCAGCGTTTCAATGCCTACGGCATGCCGCTTATTGATGAGCAACTTGCGACAGTCGGCAGTGGCCAGTACACGACCGACGCGATAGAAAGTGTCAGCACTAATCCTCAGAATGAGGTGGCGAGTCAAACACGCCAGATGGGTCGGTACGGGTTGCAGATGACCCCCGAGCAGCTCAAAGCGCAGCAGCGTCGGAACAGTATTAACCGAGCGACGTCTGGGGTGGGTACGATCTCAGGGGCGCGAATGGCGGATAAAGAACGCGACATCTCAGTTGTCGGTACGCTCAGCAACCAAGCGCAGGGACTGTCGGACGCGGGTGGTGCGGGTATGCTCCAGGCATCACAGCGAAATGCACAGCGAACACTGGCGAATAAACAGGCCAGCCAAGCACACACACAACAGATGATAGGCTTGGGGACGACCGCCCTCATGGCCGCATTCATGATGTAGGTACAGATTATGGGTCAGGCACGTTCAGATTACGGGATCTTAAAAGGCGCTCAAGCACGCGGGTTCTCCCGTGGGCTTAGCATTTATGACCGAGGGGTTGCGGCTGAGAATGACCAGTTTGATAGAGACGAAGCAGACATAAAGGAGATCGCAGCGGTGCTGGCCGATATGGATGCCTCATACGCACACATCCCGTTCGACGAAAGAATGGAAGACCCTCAGTACGCTGAACAAGCTATCAAATTCATAAACGTATCTGCGTTCGGCAAAGCCATGAGCAACGAGATGGCTACCCAGTTTGCGGGGGCCATCGGCATGCAGCAGGCAACAGGTGATCCAGCGCACAATGGTTTGTACGCGTTCGAAATGGTCGACGATGCGGGGCAGGCTAAGGTGCTTACAGACAACCGAAGCGCCGACCCTAACGATCCTGTTAGTGCGTTTACTGCAAAGCAAATGAACAGTTTTGGGAATGTCGTAGGTAGAGCAGCGCGGTTCCATGCGGGATTAGCACCTCAAAGCCAAGTGGATTTGGCGGTGAACATGGCTATGAACAGCGTTGCAAGGACTGGTAACGCACGCGAAGATGCGGTCCGAGAACTCGCGGCGTTTACATCTGCCAGCGGTAACGGCACCCCTGAAGCTAGCGCAGAGTCAGCCAACATAAAAGCGGTCATGAATCCAAATGACCGACAGCAGTTTGACGTTACAGAACGCGATATGATAGCGGCGAATACCCCCAAACAAGAGAAACAGGGACGGACGCAGGATGAGTCGGGGGACTATGATCAAGAGACAAATAACGGCTTATGGGAGCAGTTAGATCAGGCTGCAGAAGCAGGAGCCAATAGAATACGGGAATTAGGGGAGCAGTTAGATCAGGCTGCAGAAGCAGGAGCCAATAGAACATGGGAATCTACAACAGCTTCAAGTATTCGCGCTGCGCAAGATGACAAGAATGCGACGCCACTGGATGTGGGTTTTGCGGCTGTAAAAGGGCTGGCTGCAGATGTTGTAAGTAACTTTAAAGCAGGCGCACCACAAGTAGCGCAGTGGGCGCGAGATACCACTCGACGCAGAATCAGCAATAGTCTAGGTGCAATTCTGCTAGAGACAACTAATGAGGCGGATGCCAGACGAGCTGAGCAAGCTACAAACAATGTCGAGTTTGAGAACCTATACGAAGTCGTGCAGGGGTTGGATAAATATCTCATTGATCCCATACGCCAGAGAAAAATAGCGTCTAACCTCCGCCGCCCAGTTCCTAGGTCGCTAGCGAGTCCGACCGCACCGCCTGCATCTTCAGGGGCGCTTGACCTAAACGACCCTCGCACGAGCGACGCCCTGTTCGAAGCGCAGTTCGGGAAGGCAGGCGCAGGCGCAGGCGTACTCGACCTAAACGACCCTCGCACGAGCGACGCCCTGTTCGAAGCGCAGTTCGG